GGTTTTCTTCCCCTTCTTAAAAGGTAAATCGTCACCTTCTTCATCATCTTCCTCAGCTTGTTTCTTACCTGTTCCCATACACGTTTTACAGACACCTCCTTTTGCGTTCTTACCCGTACCATTACAAGCAGGGCAACGATCTTTCTTTGCAATAGGTTCTGGAGTAGGAACTGTTTTTGGTATTTTAATTCCCATTGCTGAAGCAACTGCCCTTCGATAGGCTTTAATATCATCCTCATAATCATCGGGGTCAATTTGATCGAAGTCTGCTTTAACAATTTTTGTTAATTGAGCTTCTTTCATTTTGGAAATATCATCCCATGTATAATCAGGTTCATCATCTTCATCTTCATCTTCATCTTCCTCAACGAGGGCAGGTTTCTTTTTCTTTGAAACTTCTTTTACCGGAGTAGATTTTTTCTTACGTATAGGAGGTGCATCTTCTTCCTCATCATCTTCATCGTCAGAATCCTCATCTTCTTCCTCAACAATTACTTTCTTCTTTTTGCGGGGTGCTTCTTCCTCTTCATCTTCATCTTCATCGACAGGCTTTTTGGAAGTTTTCTTTTTCTTTGGCGTTTCTTCCTCTTCATCGGTTTCTTCTTTGTCTACTTCAAAGAATTTATCCCGAAGTTCATCATAAGTCATAATGTGTAAAAGAGAATCCAAATCCGCTGCCGTCATGTAGAAAGCTTCTTTGTATTGTTTCTTACGGTCAATTACCGTAATCTTATCAGCTTCGGCAAATGGTTTTCCACTACCCATGGTAGTTGCTTTAAAGCGAACTTTTAAGCTAACACCTTCTTCTGGGTCAAAGAAATCATCTGGAACATCTTCTTTCATTTCCGCATCAAGGAAGTTTTGAAATAGATATTCACTGATATCCAAAACGTACAATTTACCTTCTTCATGTTTAGGACTGTCCTTTGGATTTACCAAGTATAAATCCCGATCACTTGCTTTCATGGATTTAAGTTCGTCCTGATCTGCACCTTCTTTTGCCCGTTTAAGTTTGTATTCACATACAGGGCAAGGTTTGTTAATAGAACCAAGACAAACTTCGGAAGTTTTATCGGAACCAATATTCCGGTGAATCTTAAAAGGTCTTTTATACCACCAAGCACCCTTTACTGCTCTGCCTGTTGCTTCACTTTTATCGGGGTGATTCTTAGTAGTTACCTCATACGGGAAGAAATCCAAAGTAATACTTTTCCCAGGTTCAGGACTGAAAACACCTAATCCTTTTGGAAGGTTTAAATAACCATAACCGGAAGTTCTTGCTGCTCTTTCCTCTGCTGCAGCGGATGCCTGTCCTTTGAAACTAATCTTCTTTCCACTTTTACTTTTCATTTTTCTTTAAATATTAAATTAATAAATGAACTTATTTTTGCATTCTTCTCATCATCTTTTCTGCACCTTTTCCGGCAAGTGTATTTGCTTCTTCTTTTACTTGCTTCTTTTCCCAATCACGATTGATTTGGTAGGGAATTGCTGGACCAGCGAAGTACTGTTGTCCGTATAGTCGTACTAAGTTCTCTAAAGCGGATTTGCGGTGCTCAAAAGCGTTTACTGCACCTTGTGCCATATCGGATTCAAACTTAGTATCAAGAAATTCGGTATAAGCTTGTTTATAATACTTTTCATTTAGGATAGTATTAGCAACTACAGTTTCTGTAATTTTCTCAATACCATATTTGTCTGGATTAGAACGAATCTTTTGATCTGCTTCTGCTTTAGCAATATCTAAAGATTGTTTTGCTTCTTCTAAGAGTTTCCTCATACGGGCAGAATGTTGTGCATATTTTAACATTAAAGCTGCTTGTCCCATCCATTCCTGATCAAGTGCTTCCCCATCAATTTCAATGTCCTTTTCGTAGTTCATCTTGTACGTTTTAAATTATTATTTAATTTTGGTTTGGATAGTTTCTTTCCTACCCTTGATTCAAGTAATTTCTTTTCTAACCAAACGACATATTGCTCAAAATCAATATAGTCACTTTTAATAGTTAACATTAAAGCTTTTTCCTCATCGGTTAAATCAGAATCCCTTTCCTGTATAAATTCTTCTACAAGGTCTTTATTTGCTTTCATGTTACATTTATTTTATTTGTAATTAGAAGTTGTTCTAACCATTTAATGTAATCTAACAAACCTTCTTTAGTTTGGTGACTTAATGTAATATCCGGTGGAACGGAACCAAAGGAAGTCGGTTTTCCAGGGTATGACCCCGTTTCGGCTTTATACAATCGCCGTAAATCTTTTTCAGTTATTGTCATAATATGGTATCTAAAATATTTAACATTTCATCCCTTTCCCATTTGTCTTCAAATACAAAAGTTTCTACATCAATTTTATTACGGCTTGGTGCATAATAAATATTGATATTCTTCTCCCCATTTGGTGCGAACTTTTTAATTGTACTTTTATGAATCCTTACTTCCAAAATTTTAATAAAGTTTGACATATTTTTATCCTTTTATGACTTGGTAACATGAAAAAACAAGAGAAGGGAAGCCATTTGTAAAAAAGGGTTCCAAGAAACATTCTAAAACCATTGCAGCACGGGTATTATCTGTTTTCATAAGTACTGCTGAACAATACCCCATTACCACCCTGCGAATATCCTCAGGCTCTTGATCTTTAAGTCCGGCAAGAATAGTGGAAACTTCTTTCCATCGTACACCTCCTTTCAATAATAATCTGCATAATTCTATACTTTGACTTTGTAATTCCGCAGTACGTTGGGCAACTTCTAAACGTTTATCTTCTGCTACGTTTAATACTTGCTCTAAAATTTGAATAGCATTACGTGGATGCCCCTGACTATCCTGAATAATCTGAGTATAGATTTCCGGTTCAAGTTTCTCCCCTTCACTACGAACAATGCCCCTTAACAAACCCTTCATCTGAAGATCGGTTAATGGTTTTACCTGCATTTCAATACAACGTCCACGAATAGCGGAAAGTAGCTTTTGTGGATCAGTTGTACAAAGGATAAAATAAACGTGTGATGGTGTATCCTCTAATATTTTAAGTAAAGCGTTTTGAGCGTCATTTGTACACTTATGTACTTCATCCATTATCCAAACCCTAACAGCACCCTGAAGAGGTTTGAATTGAGAGTTCTTCCGTATTTCCCTTATAATATCAATCCCCCGAAAATCGGCAGAATCAAGTTCCCTTAAATCAGCCCCTACGCAACCTAAACGATTAGCAACAATCCTTCCTAAAGTAGTTTTCCCACATCCTGTTGCTCCATGGAAAAGGAATACGTGAGGACACGTTTCCGGTTTACTTAGCATACCTTCTAATGACGCTATTATAGTTTCATTGCCCTTTACAGATTCTAATGAATCAGGACGATATTTTAAGTATAAACTCATTTTACAGGGGTTCTTAGTATTTTTAATTCTGCAGCTATATCTTCACTTAAATCCAAATTACCTTTTACCGTATTTGGATAATTATTCAGATCAATATTAGTGGTTACTTCATCAACCCATTGCACAAATATAGCTTCCAATTCAGGACGACTAAGAGTCATAATGTATTGCCAATTTAAATATTTTGGTGTAGTAGTCGATTTGTGAATTGGTGCTTGATACGGTAAATCTTGTAAACACCATTGTAAATGAGCAATGGTAAATTTCCAATCCGTAATATTCTTTTTTTCCTCAAGCATAGATTGCTCTGTCACTTCAATTGAGTGAGCTAATCTTTCAATTTCCTGTTGGATTTCTTCTTCTGTTTTCATGTTATTTTACATTAAGTTTTGGGTAATCAATATTTAATGAAATTGCTATGTCCTGACGAAGAAATGCTAAACCATGTTCGGTTTGATCATAATCAAAATCAGGATTTAAACTTAGGTTTTTTTCCTCAATCAATCTTTCCAAACCCAAACGGGATAAAGCACATAATGAATTCCAATTCATTTTATCAGGAAATTCTTTAAAGGGTTTATTAGAAGTTTCACCAAGACCACTTGCCCGATCTTCATCTTCCTGAAGCATATCAAGAAAGTCTTTATATGTAGCTAATAAATTATTAACAGTTTTTAAAGAATCATTTAATTCAACAACCCTTTTAGTAAGATCGTCAATCACTCCTTTAACCTTTTCTTTTGCTTTCATATTATTGTTAGTTTTAATTGTAAATTTGTAATTAGGTATTGCCTTTTTCCATCAAGAATAGAAACATCTAT